CTCCGACACCATGTTCGACAGACCAGTGGAGAAGAATGTCAGCCAAGATAGCTCATGTCCACATCAATTAATCAGTGATGTGACATGGACTAAGCATCAAAAGGCTAGCAAGTATCTCCGTCAATCAGGTCTGAAGGCAGCCCTCAAATCTAGAAGGGCTGCACCCACCTCAGTTTTAGTGCGAACGACTGAGGACGTCCAGAACGCTCAAGATGTTCTTCATCGGCAAAGGGTTCATCCCCTCGCTTCAGGAAGAACTTGAGCAAGGCACCTTCTCCACTCACCGATGAAGGTGGTGGTCGGGTAGACACAGTATAGCCCCTAACCAAAGGGCTTTGCGTGTCATCGTGTAAGTGGTCACTCAGATAATCGAATGACAGACTCTCACGGCCTAGCACAGGTGAAGTAGCTTGAACAACAGGAAAGTGAGGAAGTACCTTCCCTATTTTCTCGTCAAGCCACTCTGATGTACGCCAAAGACCCATGTGATACATATGGTTCCTAAGCTTCACCAGGGAAATCACCTCTTGAACGTCTGCACGTGACTTCGGGAACACTCTTCTGACCTTGACAGGTGTTACGTCGTGGCCATCATAGTAGTCCCCGCCGCAAGACTCTCTGAACTTACCCGTCCAGAAAGACTTGTTGACGTTTATCTTGAAACCAAAAGTTTCAAGAGAGTCAATCACGTGCTTCACATGTTCTACAGGGACAATTAAATCATCCCCGTAGACGCGCACAGAACCTCGGAGTTTCTTTATAGAACTCCGGGTGAGTGGTCTCTGAGCACTTCGCTCGATCCCAACGAATATGGCCACTAGGAAGATCATGGCCTCGAAGGGGAAGCAAAGTGCTGAACCCATTGATGCGAACTTAGCCAGGGGAAGAATAACTTCTCCATCCGGGCTAGGTACACGAGCAGTTGTTGAGCGACACGCCTGCACTGCCTCAGAGAAAAGAGGATTATTGTGCAGGAGCTCGATCACCAGCTCGTTCAAAACACGATCAGACGCTTCGCTCAAATCGAGCGTAGCAAGATCTCCGTTCTTGGACCCAAGCATAGCCAAATCCCGGTTTGGGTTTTGGTCGCTAAATCCAAGAAAGTGGCTAGCCAGATTCTCCTCGTCGCAATGACTCGGAGTCTGACTTTCCAGGACCTCGATCAATGGCTCGAGCAAGGCCTGCTGCATGTACTGCATACAGGTTGGCTCGATCGCAATGATACGAGGGGTTTTGAGCGTCTTAGGGACGGTAATGACCCTCACGGGTCTTTCCGCCTCAGGTTCAAGGAAATGTACACGGTCCAGTTGGTCTTGGTAAGCCCAACCGTCGTTTGGTATTAGGTGCTCCCTTGCGGGAAATACCCGTTCCAAACGACCGGTCCATTCCGACTGATCAAACTTGGCGTTTCCGTCAAGTCGGTCAGCCGTACGGCCGGGTCCATGTTTTCCGAGGAGTTCTCCATCGTAGACTTTAGAGTCCATGATAGTAAAAACCCCACGGAAAACCAGAGAAGAAATTCTGCGGAAGGCTTCCATATCTTCCACAGAGATCGTACCACTTCTCTGATGCATTTCCTGTTCACAATCGATGTATCCTCTGATGGCGCGAGACACCCTTGCATCACTACAAGGGATCTCGATCTTGGCGAATAGATAGCAAAGCTGTCTAACCGCAAAGATGGAATCCACCAGAAGATCCTGACTTTCGTCAGCATCGATCAGAGCACCACTGCTTGCGTCGAACACATTACCCAGGAAACCCCCTAGAAATAGAGGGAGACCACGCTTCCTAGTAAAACCAGGGAACGCGCAGGGGTCAACAGCACCAAGCTCAAGACATCTTTCGAAGTCTTTTGCAAATGCTGGGAGGGTGATCGTTAAAAACGAGAACCCCTCCTGTTCGACACGACGTTGGACCTTTTTACAGTCCAGCGTGACGCTAGTGTGGCACCAAGTGGCCAGTTCTTCGGCCACTCTCCTCCAGAGTTCGATCTGGCTTTTCATCGTCCCCCTCTAGTAGGGTGTGCGATCCAGCCGGATTGAACCCGCGGTCAGAAGAGATGTGTCCGGAGCGCGGCTAGAAAGCCGCGCCCCGAATTGCACCAAGCACGCTCCATGAGCGTGTTTGATACAGGACACACCCTCACCCCGGAGAAACGGCAGTAGTCTTCTGCTGCTTCCTCGGTGAGACCAAACGGAAAGCAAGGACACTCGAGAGGTCGATCGGTCTCAGGCACGTAAGTGCAAGGTTCCGAATGATCCTCGTGTCGTGCCAGTAGCCTCAAAAAGGCCCTGTACATGACATTGTGTTCTGCCATGGGAATACCTCCTACTCAGATCGAATGGGAGTTTCCCACCCGAATGGTTAAATCTCGTCACCCAGAAGCTGGGTGACCTTGGCGCCAGTGGACGCCGTGAGATACGCTACAAGCGCATCCACGACGGCCTTCGCCTCCGCCACAGAGTAGCCGACCTTCGGCGTGTCCACCACAAGATAGGTGGTCATGCTGTAGTAGTTGTTGACACCGCTCGTAAGCGGGTCAGCAGCTACCTTGGTCGTCTGCAGACGGATGGTGCGGCGGTTTCGAGAGCCGTTCTTGTGGCTCACGCTAAGCTGCGTGAGTCCATCGGACGACTTGAAACCACCACTATCGATACCCTGTGAAACACGGGGCATAGAGATAGCGGTGCCACTGATGGTGACTGACTGCGGATCGGCGAATGCCATTCCGGCAACTCCTTTGGATAGATGTCTGACTTAGACATCATGGGTTGAATCAAGCAACGACATGTTACTTGATGACCCTAGCATCACCACGGCTTAAACCGAGTGCTGCTAGGATAGCGACCTGCTGTCCGTTTAAGGACGAGCTGGAAACGCCGAAACCATATGGATTTGCAGCCACCCGTCGTTTCCTAATGACGGAGGTCGACCAAGTTGAACCTTTGGCCGTTACGTCTATGCTTGTCTCTTGCGAGTGCATTACATAGCCGTACTGCAAAACCAAGCCGTTGTGCCCGAGGGCGGACCAATTATGAATAATTGATCCGACATCATAGCACCAATCAACGGCCCAAGACCACGGTGCGATATTCCAAACTACTTCGGGAGTCATTTCGATCCCATATAGTTTGCGTGCTTCCGCACGGTATCGCTTAAACCGGCTCGCCATGGAGTTATCCATGGGCATGTAGTAACGGAAACAACCGTCAAACCACATGCGTTCCCGAAGGGACCGTGTCCAGTAGTGCGTGGCAGATCCGATGTTCCTTGTACCAAAGGTACGCAGAAAGTTTGTACTTTCGGCAGTTTCCTGCGTCAAGTCATCGGAAATCTGGAAAGTCCGTCTGATTGGAACATTCGCATGCGTATAGTAGTTATTCACTATACGATTGCTGTTGTTCGCTGCGTATGTCAAATTACGCAAATCAGACACGAAGGGAGCCCACCCGAATTGATATTCGAGATAATGGGATCCGGCAGCTTTTGCCCGTCGTACTTTCGTACGCGCTTCGTCCCAGTACTCTGCCGCTTCAAGCGGCTTAGTAGCGGGAATGCCTCCGTCGGCAATTGCTTCACCAATGGCAGTTGCACCATTGAATACGGGGGCAGTAGGTTCTGTTGCTGCTATCGCCCGGGCACCGTCAGCTGAATAGCTGGCGTCGGAACGTAGGGCACCTAGTAAATAGGCGTCAAACGGACCAGTGCCTGTGGGTAGATAGGGACCTCGGTAGCCAGAGTTGGGACCAAATTTGTTTTGGTAATACCCATACACATAAGTGTTGAGTACCTTCTCTAGCAACCACGGCCCTCCATGATCTCCTCGGCCTAAGCGTCGAATATCATGGCTGAACGTGACCTGATAACCTGAGTCTCCCGGTAACTTCCGCGAGCCTGTGACGTCTGGCTTCCCATTATAGGAAGACGGCGGCCAGTACTCGTTTCGGAACGGGAACCTCTCTATGGTCATCAGCGGAACCTACAACTTTCTCTTGGATGGAATGCGAGGAGCGTTTTAAC